CGGAGAAGCAATCGTGACCGCCGCTATCTGCGCCGCAGCGCTCACATGGTGCGTCCATGCAATCCTTGACTGGTGGTTCAACTAGGGGCTTAAATCCCTCCCACCGGGCGCCCTGCCCGGCTTCAGCCCGGCCGCGGCGCCGGGCTTTTTCATGCCCCGCGCGCAGGCGCCAGACGGGCGCGGCGCTGCGATCGGGCGTCGCCGAATATGGGGATAGCTTGATTGGGCGCCACGCGCGCCACGGGCCTCTGAGCGGCCCTGCGCGGGGATTTCAAGGCGTGAAAAAGCCGGCCAGCAGGCCGGCTTGGAAGGGGGCGAGGGTTGGACTAGGCGTGGTCGGTCGGCTTGGCCGGTTCCATGTAGCCGATGCCGAGGTCGACGCGCGTAACCGGCTCGGCCGGGGTCGGGTAAAGCGCGGCATGTAGCTCGCGGCGCGCGCCATCGTACATACGCGCTTCGTTCTCCCAACCGTCGGCGTCATCCACGCGACCTTGCGCGCGACAGGCGCGAGCGTAATGCCGGGCTTCACGTGCGGCCGTTGCGCAGGCAAGCGCCGCTTGCGCGGCCGTTGTAATGGAAATGTTCATGGTCGGTTTCTCCGATGGGTGAGGGGCGCCCGTAGGCGCCCCGTGAGGGTTGGACTAGGCGTCGATCGCAGCCGAGCCGTCAGCGAGCGCCACGAGCCAATCGAAGGCGGTTGCCTTGAGCGCTGCGCCCGCACCGGTCGCGGCCGATTCGAAGCGGTGAGACGCCGATGCCGCCTGCGCGTGGTGATCAACGTATTCCGTGACCGCATTGAGCATCCCCCACGCGGTGCCCTTCACGCCCGGCTTGTTCATGCCGCGCCCGGCGCCTGCGAAGAGCCCCAGCACCGTTTTGTACCCGACCGAATTGTGAATATCGCGCCGACCCGCGCCCACCGGGCGATCGGGATCCTGCCGGTTCGCCTCGCTGCGCCGATCGTTGAAGAGATCGAAAACGAACCGCTCGCCGACTTTGAGTGAGACGCCGGTTTGCGCGAGCATGCGACACTGTTCGGCTTGGAGCTGGTACTGCACGAGCTTCGCGCCCCAGTAGCTAGCGAGCCGGGCGGGGTCGAATTCAAGCCGGTGGGAAAGGGTCATGTCGGTAGCGCTCTTGCCGTGGTCGGCAAGGGCCATCGCCAGCATGTTGGCGCAGTCCGGCCGGAACGTGCCGCCCGTGATCCGGGTCGGGTCGGTGCCGTCGTTGCGCGTGGAGAGGGTAGAGAACGGCTTGACGATGTCCGAGCCGACGATGCGGATTGATTCCCCCGCTTCGATGACTGCGACCAAGCCCGCGCCGCCGTGCAGGGTGAAGCAGGCAACGGTCCGGCCGCCGAGTGCGCCGCACAGCCGTTCGGCGAGGTCGCGGAAGGCGCGCGGCTGCACGATCTTGAAACGGTCAGAGACGATGCCGATCGGGCGCGGGTCGCCGCTCGCATCGGAGAGCAGCACATGTTTGTCGTCCATCGTGGCCCATGCGGCCGGGTTGTTCGCATCGGCCGGGTTGACTGGGTAGCGGACCTTCGCGCGGCGGATCCGGGCATCGAAGCCCCCGGCCACGAACAAGGCGCTATCCGGTTGGTCGTCCGGCACCATGATCGGCTTGGTTTCAGCCGCGTGCCACGGCCGCTCGCCGCGGTAGGCGCAAAGGAATTGGCCGGCTTCGTTCTTGGCGATTGCGTGCGACATGGTTTTGATTCCTATGATGGTTGCGCAGGGCGAGATTGCCCGCACCTCTGAATGTATTGGATAAATTGATCCTTTGCAACTATTTTCTATCCCTGTCGCTGCTGCCGGGGTTTGGCGGGGCGCGCAGGGCCGCGCGACCCTGTATCGGGTCGTTCGCATACATATGCATGCATATATGCAATGGGCGTCCGAGGGGCCAGAAAATGGGGGGCTATCGGGGGCGGCGCATACATAAAAGAATGGCTATCGTGGCGGGAATGCTGGCGCGCGGCGCGGCGGCGATTGCAGCGGATTCTCATAGAGCAGCGGCGCCCCGGCGATGAAGACTTAGATATAACCCCCCTAATTACTCACTTATACATATCTTTATATATCTGTATATAGGGGTATAGGGAAACGACGTGCGCGCGCACATGCGCCCGCGCACGCGCGAATAGCAGGCGCGGCTGGGTTGTGTCAAATGGTTAATTTGATTATTACTGACTGGTGAGTCAGATCCGATTAGAGGGCCGTGGCCGGCCGTGACACACGCTCCCCATGTCTTGGCATTGCCCGCACGAAAAATCGCGCCAGCGGCCGCTGAGTGCCTGTAGAATGCTCCCGCATTGTGGAATTTACTGTATAAATCAATTTGATTTAACAGTCTATACAGTGGTTTTGGGCTCAATTTGAGTTATACGACTGTTTAAGTAGAGAAAATCAATTTGACTGCCATAAAGTCTTATGAACCGGATGTCGACGTGCCCGACTACGTGGCGATCGGCTACCGCATCCTCGCCGACTACGCCGAGTCGTTCGACCCGATCTCCGACCTATGCCGCACGCACGGCATCGGCGCGGCGCACTTCTATCGCGCGCTCGCCACCGACAAGCGCCTTGCCGAGAATTGGCGTATCGCGCAGAGGATCCGCGCGCAGCACCATGCCGACGAGGCGCTGCGCCTTACGGCCGCGCACACCGATGATTGGGACGTCGATAACTTCGGGCGCTACTCCGGCAACAGCGGCCTACTCAAGCGCGTTGATCTGCAAGTGCGCACGCACATGATGCTCGCCGCACGCCTTGACCCCGATACGTTCGGCGATCGCACGCAGGCGCAGGCGCCAGCACCCGCAGCGGCCGTGCAGTTGATCATTGCGCCGAGCAGCGAGGCCGCTGCCGCATGGCGCGAGCGCCAGCGTGTGCTCGTCGACGGTGCCCCACCCTCACCGATCGACCCCTCGGGTATGGAACCGCGGGCGGCGATAACCCCCCATGTAAATGGGGAAATCATCGATGTCACGGAAAATAAAAAAGATCAATGATTGATGCCACGGAAAATAAAAAAGATCAGTAGCCAACACCCACGAAGAGTGAAAAAGAGTCTTAGATGAGCGACGCCATTACCTACAACTACGATTCGAGTCCCACGATTGCTGCATGGAGTGAAGATTTCCAGAAGATGCTGCGCGGCCTGATGGGGCCGTTCGGGTCGGGGAAGTCGTCCGGCTGCGTGATCGAACTGCTCAAGATCGCGCAACGGCAGCATGTGAACCCGGCCACCGGCAAGCGGCACGCGAGGATTGCCGTCATCAGGAACAGCTACGTCGAATTGAAGGACACGACAATCAAGACGTTCATGGAGTGGTACCCGGAACCCAAATTCGGCACCTACAAGGTGACGGACCACACCTACTGGCTGACTGGCATCGATGGGCTGGAAATCGAAGTGCTTTTTCGTGCGCTGGACCGGCCCGATCAGGTGAAAAATCTCCTGTCGCTGGAGTTGACCGCGGCATGGGTGAACGAAGCGAAGGAAGTGCCGTACCAGATCATCGAAGCCCTCACCGGCCGCGTCGGCAGGTACCCGAGCGCGAAAACAACCGGCTGCGTGGACCCGTGCGTGATCATGGACACCAACCCACCGGACGATGATTCGTGGTGGTACAAGCTCTTCGAAGTACGAAAGCCGGCCGATGCCGTGATCTACAAGCAGCCAAGCGGCCTGTCCGAGTACGCGGAGAATAAAAATAACTTGCCGACGGGTTATTACGAGCGAATGGCTCGGATCATGGACAAGGACAAGGTAGAGGTCTACGTCCACGGCCGCTACGGCTACATCCGCGACGGTAAGCCCGTGTTTCCCGACTATGTGGATGAAATTCATTGCGTGGAGTACGAGGTCAGCGAGAATACGGACCGGCTGTACGCGGGCTGGGACTTCGGTCTGATGCCGGCATGCACCCTGAGCCAGATTGTCGACGGTCAATGGCGGGTTTTCGATGAATTTGCGCTTCCAGAGGACGATTCGATCGACCTGCACAGCTTCGCAGACCGGGTGATCAACGGCATCAACGAGCGATACCCGTGGATCAAGGGCAAAAAGCTGAAAATTACCCATTTGGGCGACCCGGCGGGCATCGCGAGGACGGCGCTAGCGCAGGCTGGCGAGGCGGCAACGTCGTTTGATGTGCTGCGCGGCAAGGGAATCGACATTCTGGCCGGCGATCAGAGCATCAAATTACGCTTGGACAGCGTGACCTACGCGTTGAAGCAGATCGAGCGCGGCAGACCGAAGCTCCTGCTGCATCCGCGCTGCGAAATGCTGCGAAAGGGCTTCCAGGGCCGCTACGCGTACAAGAAAATGCGGCTGGCGGGCAACGAAGAGCGGTTTCACGAGGTTCCCGACAAAAATCAGTATTCACACCCGCATGATGCGTTACAGTACGTCGCCGCGCACCTGTTCGGGCACGCGATCAAGGGCCGGGAAGAGCGAAAAGACCGGTGGAAGAAGAAAATTGACTATCCAATGAGTGGAGTGAGGTAATGACAAGTCACGAGAACGCCCCCACGGCCGCCGTCTGCGGCAACGAAGTACGCTACTACGGCCCGGTGGGCGACGATGGCCGGCGGCATTTCATCCATGCCGAGACGTACCCGACCTACGGCCACGCGGTGCAGGCAGCGGTCGAGTACGACGACCGACAACGTAGAAAATGATCGGAGTAATTGGTGCGCCGCACTGCGGCACGCAGTTTGCACGACAAAGATCGTGCCCAGCTTGACACGGCTCGGGAAGGGGATTAGATTCCCGGCCTAACTCATCATAACGACAGCACTCAACATGAGCATGGCGCTGGTAGCGAGAGTCAAAAAACTCGAAATGGAAGTAGGTGCGCTGCGGTCACTATTCGCAGCCAAGATGCTCCCGCCCGAGGACGACGATGCCAGCGTGACCAACATCGGACTGCCGCCAGATGCGGTGGTTCAAGCTGGCATCGAGGCTCATGGCGCAGGACACGCGGACACGATCACGGACCAATCGCAGGAAGGCGAACAACGCCCCGATCCCGAAGCGCAAGCAAGGGCAGCCGATGACCGACGAGCAGTTGCTCTCGGCGATCGACTACCGCGAGGAAAGATCCGATCCCGGTGATCTATTCGAAGAAGAGCAGCGCAAGGCTCTTCGGTACTACTTCGGCGAGAAATTCGGCAACGAGGATCCTGATAGATCGTCGTTGGTGATGAGGGAAGTCTACGGCGTGATCGAGTGGATCAAGCCGGCCCTCATGAAAATCTTCTTCGGCTCCGAGCGCGTCTTGGAGTTCATGCCCAACGGCCCGCAGGATGTCGATGCGGCCGTGCAGGAAACCCAGTACATCGACCACATTGTGCAGAAGCGCAATGATGGTTTTGCGCTTTTCTACTCGTGGTTCGCCGACGCGATGCTGTGCAAGAACGGCTATGTGCTGGCCTACTGGGATGAGCGTATCGATGTGACCGAGGACGTGTACCACGATGTCGACGAGGACACCCTGTCCCTGCTCATGGCCGAGCATGACATCGAAATTCTGGAGCAGGAGCAGACCGGCGAGGACGAATTCGGCCCGGTCTACAAGATCCGGGTCCGCGAGAAAACCAAGAAGGGCTGCGTAAAGCTAAAAAACATCCCACCGGAGAGGGTGCGGATCGACGCGGCGCACGAGAGCGTCAGCCTCAAGGACGCCCGTTTCGTGCGCTACCGCGAGCGCCAGACGATCAGCGAGTTGCGCGAGCAGGGTTTCGACGTGCCGGACGACATCGGCGACGATGGCGACGGGGACGACCACGACCGCTGGATGGAGGATGCCCGCCGCCAGCGTACCTATCACCATGAAAAGGCGAAGGATGAGGATGATCCCGACCCGGCCTCGCGTGAAGTGGACGTGGATACCTGTTGGATCCGGGTCGACGCTGATGGTGATGGAATCGCCGAGCTTCGTCGAGTTATACGGGTCGGCAACACGGTCCTCTACAATGAAGTTGATGGGGCAATTTACCTCTTCTCCCTCACCCCGACCATCGTCGCGCACCGCCATCACGGGCTCTCGGTAGCCGACGCGGTATGCGACTTGCAAGAAGCCAAGACGGTGATCGTCCGCGGCTACTTGGACAACATCTTCCTCGCCAACAACGGCCGCTACTTCGTCGATGACGATCGGGTGAACCTCGACGACATGCTGGTATCGCGCCCCGGCGGCGTGGTGCGCGTGCAAGGCGGCGTCGCCAACGCCGTGCAGCCTTTCCAGCATCCGGTGCTGGGCGGGGCGATCGTGCAGGCGGCCGAGTACATGGACAACGTGCTGGAGAACCGTACCGGGGCCAGCCCGCGCGTCCTCCAAGGGCAATCCTTCGACGGCGATGCGATCAACCGCACCGCCACCGGCATCAGCACGGTCATGTCGAGCGTGATGAGCCGGATCGAACTGATCGCGCGCATCTTCGCCGAGACGGGCGTGCAGGATCTCTACCGCGGCGTGCACTCGCTCTCGCTGCGCTACCAGCGCAAGCAGGACGTGTTCGAAGTGACCGGCAACTGGATCCCGGTCGACCCCACCACGTGGGTCAATCGCGACCACATGACGGTCAACGTCGGCTCGGTCAACAAGCAGGAAAAGATCCAACTGCTGCAAATGCTGATCACCGCGCAGCAGGCGATGGCGCAAGTCGGCCTTGCCTCGCCCGAGAACGTGCACTACTCGCTCACCAAGCTCACGCAGATCGCCGGCTTCAAGGAAGTCGATCGCTTCTGGACGCATCCGAAGCAAGCACAGCAGCCCCAGCAACCACAGGATCCGTCCGCGGCCGCCGAGCAGGCCAAGCTCCAGATGGAAGCGAAGATCCGCGAACAGGAAGTGATCGCCAAGCAGCGCGACGTGGACGCGAAGGTGCACATCGCGGAAATGCAGATGGAAGGTGATCAGCTTCGTCTGTTCGTTGAGAACCAAGTCAAGCTCGCGCTGGAGTCGATGAAGAGCGAGCAGGCGGCCGAGCAGGCGGATATGGATCGTGCCGTAGCTACGCAGCAGCAGCCCGGCCAGCAAGACGGAGAGCCTGACATCAGGGAAATGGTCATGGCGTTGATGCAGCAGATCGGAGGCCAGAAGAAACCGCGTGGTGTCATCCATCACCGCGATGCGGAAGGCAATTTGACCCATTCGGAACCTGTCTACGAGTAAGGAATCAATATGAGTGCTGGTAATACCTTCGAAAACGATCTGCTCAAACTGATTTTCAATGGCACTGCGATCGCCAACATTGCGGACAACGCGTCGTCCTCGCCGCTCACTAACCTCTACGCGTCGCTGCACACCGCCGACCCCGGCGAAGCGGGCGACCAAACCACGAGCGAAGCGGCGTACACCAGCTACGATCGCGTGGCCGTCTCTCGCGACACCAACGGTTGGACCGTGACGAACAACTCGGTGAGCCCCGCGGCCGATATCGAGTTCCCCGAGGGCACCGGCGGCTCGGGTACGGCGACGCACTTCGGCGTCGGCACTGCGGCATCATCCACCGGCAAGCTGCTGGTGAGCGGTACCGTCACCCCGAATATCGCAATGGGCTCGGGCGTGATCCCGGTCCTCACGACCGCAACCGCGATCACGGTGGACTGACATGGGCGTGAAAGTAAAATCAGTCGGCACGGCTTCGATCGGTATGTCGGTCCCATCCGAGGATGGCGCGGTGCGTCGCTCGCGCAGCAAGGCCATCGAAGAGGCGATGTCGCTCGCGGTGAAGAAGTGCTACGCGGCCGGCATCACCGACCCGGTGAAGATCCGCGCAGCGATGATGGCAGCGCGCGCCAAAGTAAAGGGGCAATAGATGGCCGTACTCAGCGAGCAAAATCGCGCTGCCGTTTGGGCAGACTTCATGCGTGACGAGAGCAGCGCGCACAACTCAATCGGTATCACTAAGGCCGATCTACGTGCAGCGTTCAATGCGGCTGACGATTGGGCGGAAGCCAACGCGACATCCTTCAATTCAGCGCTACCACAGCCTGCACGCGGTGCGCTCACCGCACGGCAGAAGGCAAAGCTGCTTGCGATGGTGCTGTTTCAGCGCTACGGAGTGACCGCATGACGACGCTTGCGATCTTCACACCTGAATCGGCGGCTTTCCCGTCGAGCAACTTTCCTGCGCTTGGGCAGGACGCGCAAGGCCGGATGCACCTTGCTTTCGATGCGAGCACCGCCGAATCGTGCTACTGGACGTTCGTCGCACCGCAGGGCATCACGACACCGCTCACCGCGATCGTCACCTATCGAGCGGCGAGCGCGACCAGCGGCACGGCGCTCTTTGAAGCGGCGATCGAAGCCATCAGCGATGGCGACGCGACCGATACCGATGCGGGCAGCAGCTTCTCGTCGGACAACACGCCGACGGCGGTTACGGTGCCCGGCACCGCCGGCTACATCGACCAGTTGTCGATCACGCTCACCAACAACGACTCGATCGCCGCGGGCGATTACTGCCGGCTGCGCTTGAACCGCGATACGGCCGACACGGCCGCTGGCGATCTGCAAGTTCTCGCCGTTGAGCTGCGCGACGCCGCTTGAGATAGCACATGGCCGTTGATTTCAGCGGCGGTGGGTTCTACCGACCCACCATAAGCGACGCTGCGGAGCTATCGGAGAATTACTCCGTTTGCGGCTTCGCGATCTGCGATTCGTACACTGGCACGTATATGTGCCTATGGTCGCGTGACAACTCCAACACTGTCTATGATGGCGTGTACGTTCACACGCCCGGCGACGGCAGCCACCACCTAGTCCACGAAGAATCTGGCGGCGGCTATTTGATGAGCGGCTTCCAGCCGACCATCGGCGTGCCATTCTTTTGGGGCCTGCGTCGAAATAACGCGGGCGGCATGACCGGCGCGCAGATGTACGGCTGCGATCTCGATGCGGCGTCGATGTCATCGGGCGTCGGTGCGGTGTGGGGAGGCGATTCCCCCGATCGACACATTTGGATCGGCAACGACGGATTCAGCGAGCCCTTCCACGGCAAGATATGGGGGGTGAAGGTATGGTCAGGTGCGCTCCTGACCGATGCGGAATTCGATCGCGAGCGTCGCACAATCCGCCCGCAGCGTTTCGCGGATCTCGCGCACTGGTGGCCGATGATCGGCGACACGATCGCGCTCTGTCTCACCGACTACTCAGGCAACGGCCGCAACCTTACGGAATTCGCTGGCGGCGCAGCAGTCGCCGATGGCGGTTATGTTCCTTGGGGTGCCTCGCCGATTCTCGTGCCGCGCAGTGTCACCACTGGCGGTCCCACCGAAGAAGAGGGCGTCGGCGCGGCGTCGGTCGGGTTCTCCGCGACTGCAACCGGCCGCGCGATCAAGAATGCAGCGGGCGCCGCGTCGACGAGCTTCGGCGCGGCCGCCACCG